GTATTCATCTGGCTGCCCTTCAAGATCAAACAGAACGCCGAAAGCTTCCTCGATATGGTTGAGGGCAAAGCCTAAGCCGGATGCGATCCAGCTTTGCATCAGCAGCTCGGTGGATGAGTAGGTGGTGCCGCCGATGCCAAAGATTTGCAGCGGGATGCGAAATGCCAATGCAATGTGTTCATTGGACAGCTTGAGGATGTCAGCAGTGGCTGCATCCTTTGAACCGACTGACCAGGGCTGCACCTTCAGGCCAGCTGTCAGGATGGGTGTGCCACCCTGGTGCAATCCCTTGGCCTGGTCATTCCATCTGTCGCGCAAATCCTGCGTCTGGTCCTTGCTCAGCACCAGGTCGGTTGACAGCACAGCGCTGGGCCGCGCCTGGTTGCGATAGAAATTGGTTTGCTGGGCCGCGATTGCGCTGCCAATGCCGATGTCATCATAGGCAGACACCAGCGGGCTCTCACCCATCAGCGGTCGCGGGAAGCGGCGCGACACATGCAGGCGCACGTGCAGCACATCGCGCATCGGCACCGGGCTTAGTTCTTCGCCGTTGAGCCGCCGCGCAATGATGTCATTGCCCTCAAGGGAATAAAAAATCTCACCGTTCTCCGCCACGCGCGGAAAACTCATATTGCTGTCCATCAAGTGCAGTTCATCAATTTCATAGCGGGCATTGCGCAGCGCCAAGGCATAGCAATTGCCATCCAGGTAGAGCATGCGCGTGGCATTAAGCAGAAAGTCAGAGGCCGATTGGTAGTCATTGGGATGGCGCAGCAGCCTGGCCAAAGATGAATTGTCAACGCGATCGCGGCCGCCCTTTGTATTCAGCCGCCAATGATCACCAGGACACATGGCAACGGTCTGCGCATAAGCAGACACGCAGGCCTCGACCATGGCCGAGGATGCGCCATTGATGGGCGTGTAGCCCTTCTGCCACCAGTTGTCGGTTGCACCAGCTGGCAGCCAGCCGCCAGTGATCGGCAAAAAATACGGGCCAGGTCGGTAATCGCCTTCGCCTTTACCGATGAGCTGGCCCGCAACGCGCGACAAAAATCCACGCACGGTCATGCCGTGGTGGCCCTGGTCGAATAACCAGCCTTTGGCTTGTTGGCCTCAGCCTGCTTGCTGTCCTTGGTTTGCGGCACAGTCGGGTCAGGCCCGCTGCCGTCATCCTCATGCTCGGTGACATGCACACCGGATGCAGCAAGGTCATTTTCCTCCTGCGTCGGTGTCGGCTTGGTTTCGCTCGCGGTCTTTTCGCGCTCCTTGCTGGCCTTCTCGCGCGCCTGTCTTTCCTCACCGAGTTTTTTCTTGGTGTCCTCGGTGCGTTTCTTTTCCGCCTCCTGCGACTGCTTGGCGGCCTGGTCGGCAGTGTTGTCGGTCATTGGATTTGCCTTTCTGTTGCAAAAGAGGGAGCCGGAAAAAGAGCGGGCCGGAAAAAGTCCGACCCGCTTATTTTCCCGGTTTAGAACTTACCAGGTTACTCCGGCCACCCAGGCCACCACACCAGTGCGGCGCAATGTCCAGTTGATGGGCATGATGAGGCGAAGCGCCAGGCTGTCGGTCTGGAACATCGACTTCGCCGGATAGGCAACCACGGCCGGGGTGCCGGATGTGCTGATGTCAGTCGGCGCAGTATCCTCCATGTGCAAGGTTGCCTGGTCCGAAATTTCGAACCTGGGTCCGTCACCCGTCACACTGACAAAATCTGCAGCATCGGCCACGATCACTGTGCCGAGTGGCACTGTGCCGCTGTCGATGACCGGCCAGCCGCCCAGCCTGCCGGTGCCGATTTCCTCGCGGAACGGGAACACACCCGCACCAGGAGCTGCCACCAAGCCAATGCTGTTGACCTGGGCCGGGTTCATCAACCAGCACGGATTGCGCACATTGCCCAGCGTTCCTGTCAGCAATGCATTGGTCAGTGCTTTGATGTCACCGACCAGGGCAGTGAAGCCGCCGCCTGCTGTTGGGGTCAGGCCTGAGACACCGTTGAGGATACCTGCAGGCCGGATGACCGTTGCCGCATTGCTGTCAATCAAAACACTGTCCAATGCGATTGCGGTGTCGGTCTGGATGGCATCACGCAGCAGGCCTTCAATCGCCGGGATTGAGTGTTCATCAATCTCGCGCGTCCATGTGGTGATGACTGCCATCTTTTTCGGCAGCAAGGTTTGCGATGTGAAGGCACCCTGGCGAACCGGGATGGGCAAACCTTCACCGACGAATGAGCCAGCAATTGTCGGTGTGCGGCTCCTGGTCGGAATGATGATCTTGCCGTTGCGGCCGAAACTGAGGCTCAGCCCTAAACTCGAAAACCTCGGGTAGATTGATTTCGGATAGAGGGTTGCCATGAAGTCAACAACGATCTGCTGCACCAGCTCAGCAGCCCAGCCGGTGACCGTGGTCATGGCTGGGGCGCTTGCCGCCTTGATTTGCCAATCAAGCACGGCCCTGGTGGCTTCGTCGTCGCCGTACACCATGCGGCAGATTTCAGCAGCAGGCTTGTGATCGCGATGCGCAAGCACCTGGATGGCACCAGCCCTGCACAACAGATCGAGCGGTGACAGTTTTTTCGTTGCGACATTGAAGGGTCGCGGCGGCGTGACGATGGAGGTTGAGCCATTGGCCTTGGCTGCATGAGACACGACCGTGCGGCCACCGTCATCACTGGCCTTGCCCATGCTTTTCTCGGACTCGCGCAACACGGCCAGCAGCTTTTCATCGCGCTGGATTTCGGCATTCGACTTGCCGACTGTCTCAATATCTTCGTCGCTGTAGTTTCCGTTGCCTTTGCTTTCATGGAAGGCAGCCAGCTTGTCGGTTTTTTCCAGCAGGCCTTTTTCCATTTCAACAATGCGTTGAGCTAACGACATGGTCGCGCCCTTTCTGTTTTGCATCTTGGGATCGGCATGCCCGCCGGTGAGCCCGCGCCGCAGCAAAGCGTTTCGTCTGCCATGCCCGGCAAAAACGAGTTGCTGCGTTTCGGGTGAAATCTTCAGTGACTTGGCCACAGCCAGTGCATTCGGATTTGCTGGCACACTGACCAGGCTGGTTTCGATCAATTCCTGCTTGGTGAATTTGTAGCCGCTGAACGGATTTTTATGATCCAGCGCCACCGACTCTTTTGGATGGAAGCCGACCGACACCGCGCGCAATATTCCAGCCTCGATCAGCCTTCTGATTTCATCAATGCGCTCTGAGGTGCCTGCTGGTGCCAGCTCGAGCTGGCCGCGCAGTTGCTTATTCTCAACACGCAGATTGCTCCACTTGCCTATCGGGAAATCACTGCGATGGCCGAACAGTGCAATCGGGTTTTTCTTGAAGTTGTCCAGCTCCCAGCCATCCGCCATGATGATGTCGTCCATGCGGTCTGGCGTCTCGTCGGACATGACAAATTCCATGCCCTCGACTTTTTGCGCATGCGTCTTGCGGATGATGTTGTCACCACCGCTGCGTTCCTCATCCCAGATGTCCTGACATTCATCCTGGTCCAGCTCCAGGGTGCAGCGGTCCATGAAATCGGAATAATCCTCATCATCATCCGGTGGCGGCATTCTCTGGTTCATGGATTTGTTTCCTTCAGCAGCAATTCCAAGTGCCGGATAGCCAAACGCCCAGGATCACGGCAGCGATCATTGCCATGATCAGCACCAGCCATGAGCCGTTATTCATCGTTTGCGGGATGGCGGGATCGGTTCACTCATCGAGGCCGCGCCAACGGGTGTCTCGATGGCGATGGCGAACTTGCAGGCTTCGCGCTGCACCACTGGATGTTCGCGCGTCCCTGACCTGAATTTGATGAAGGCAATTGAGTGCGTCCACAGGCCGTGGATGGCAATGCCGGTGTCCGGTTTTGCAGTCACAGTGATTTCATCACCATCACTGTCATACAGGTCATTAAACAGATTGCCGTCCGTGGACACCTGGAATGTCAGGTTGGCCTCGGTAAATTCCTGCGGCACAGTGATCCTGACAATCTCACCAGCTGAGCAGTCAGCACCATCGGACAAACTTTCCCCGGCTTCGATGGTTGGCCCGTCAATAATTTCCAGCGGCATGTTCTGTCTCCCTCATACGATCATGGTTTCAATATCGACTTGTCGGATGCGGTCGCGCGAACGCAGGCCCATGAGCATGGCCAGTGCCACTGCACCGTCGATGCGCATGCGCGATTTTTCTTTGTCCAGCTTGCGATTGCCTGACGGGTCCATGACTGCGATCGCGTTCGCCATGTTCCAGCTCAGGCAGGGATTGCTGGGATGGATCAGCTTGCCATCTGTCACCGCGATGGCGAGCGCATCGATGGCCGGTGCCATATCCTTGAAGCCTTGACCCCAGGGCACCAGCCTAAGCCCATCACCCTTGTCACCTTCCTTGAAGGATTGCAGGCCGATACGGTCAAACTCGCGCAACAAATCTTCAATGCGCCATCGGTCATAAGCCAGCGCCTTGACGTTATAGAGCTGGGTCAGCTCAGCAATGTGCCGGGCAATGATTTCCTTGTTGACCGACTTGCCGGGCGTGGTCTGGATATGCCCGGCGTTTTTCCATTCCAGGTATCTGTAATTGCCTGAGCCAAAATCCCTGAAGCTTTGTTCGCCCAGCGGGTCATCCGGCTTCCAGAAATAGGGCTGGATGCGAGCCACATCATCGGTTGAACACATCAGCAGCGCGGTCAGGTCCAGGACATTGGACAGGTCCAGCGCCAGGTACACTTCCTCACCTGGTGTGAATGTGACTGCGCCGGCGCAAGCCATCCATTCGGCGCGGCTGATCAAAGTGGCTGCTGGTGACACCCGCTGATTGAGCAGCAGGTTCCTGACTTTCGGTTCCTCGGCAGGCATGCGCTTTGCCTTGTCGATGGATGCCACGAAGTCATCACGGTCTCTAAAAATTCCCAGAGCCGGGTTGGCTTTTTTCCATTGCTCGTGGTCATCCAGGTCGCAATCCTCATCGGCCGCGAACAGATGGCAAACAATGGTCGGATCTTCGCCCAGGCCATCATCAATCAATTGCGAGAGAACATGCTCAGGATCATTGCTCTGCGTTGAAATGACAATGAACAGCGGCTCGCGCGCAGCTCCAAATGAGGTGTCCAGCACATCATAGAGGTCGCGATTTTTGGCCTGGGCCAGCTCATCATAAATCACCAAGGTGGGCAGATAGCCGTGCTTGGTCCCGGCCTCGGCAGATATGGCGCGGTACATCGACCCCATGCTGCGCACCACCATGGTCTTGGTGGAGGTGATGATTTCCACCTTGCGGCTCAGCTCGGGTTCGAGCTCAACAATCTGCTTGGCAAATTTGAAGATGATGCCAGCCTGGTCGCGGTCGTTTGCAGCGGAATAGATTTCACTGTTGTGCCGAGCTTCAGGACCAACCAGGTGCGCCAAAGCCAGGCAGGCAATCAGTGCGGTTTTGCCATTCTTGCGCGCCATCGACAAAATGGCTCTGCGCACCACGCGCCGACCATCCGGCAGTGCAGGCTCATAAATGTCGCGGATAAAGTCTTTCTGCCACTTTTGCAGCTTGAACAGCTCACCCTGGCCGTTGCCGCTGGGCACGGTCAGGCATTCGATAAAATCAATAACGTCCTTGGCGCGCTGCCTGCTGTCCTTGGTGCGCTTAGCCTGCGAGGATGAGGTTGCCAAACTTGCTTTCAGCCACTTCGCTGTTGCTGGTGGAAATGCGTGACCTGGCTGCAGGGGTGAAGCCAAATTCGGATGCAAACCTCACCATGTCCTGGGCAGCCTGCCTGGCTGTCAGCAGCACAGGATTTTGCAAGGGTGTGCCATTGGCAGCTTTGATCATCAGGCCATGCATCTGCGGATCACGCGCCGAGATTTCAGTGAAGGCTTCAACGGCCATGCGCCAAATGGCATAGGCCTGGCAGTAGGCAGCCAACGGCTTGGTATCAACACGGCTCAACAATTTGAGGCGGTGCAGCTCCTGCGCCACCTCAATCCATTCCTCCTTGGCATAGCCAATCAGGAAAGGCGGCGGCTCCAGTGTTTGTGCAATGGCTGGCTGCGGCTCATCCCTGGGCAGTGTTTGATGGCCAGGGTTGCCGCGCAATAATCTCAGATGCGTCGGCACTCGACGCGGCCCGCGTTTTCCCATTGGGTCAGCTCACTGGTTGCAGCTTCACTGCAGAGTAGCGTTGCTGCTTGAGCGCCAAGCCATATTCATTGATGCCATCAGGCACAGCCACACCAGGTTTTTTGAGCAGCTTGTTATTGGCAAAGGGCCTGTAGTCCACGAAGTGATGCCAGCGGTTAAACTTCCACACCACCTTGGCCACATCAGGGTGCATTTTCACCAGCAGCTGCGACTTCGGTAGCGTCCCTTCCTTGGAATAAAATTCATCAGTGTTGCCACCGGTCATCCTCTGAGTGCCGATCTTCTTTTGCAGGAAGGCATTGAACTGGATGGTGCACCAGTGCGCCTTGAGCATGCGCAAGGATAAGTCGGTGTCCTCGTTGTAGCGGCCGCGCCATTCAAACGGCACATCGTTGCGGATCAGGCTGCAGCTGTAGATGCGGGAATTGAGAATGATGGGAAGGTGCTTTTTCTTGCGCGGTGTGAACAGCTCATAGGCAGGACCGGCCATGGCAACATTTCTGTAGCGCAGACAGAAATCCTCCATGCAGCGGAAGATCGTGCCATCGCCTGCGGCTGTCTTGTGGTTCTGATTGAGCCGGTAAAATCCGGCAATGTTGTCATCCATGATCCAATGCCAGGCATGGCCCTGGCTGATGGCATGCGCCCAGGCAAAATTCCTGGCTGGTCCTGGTCCTTTGCCCAATCCCTGCTCATCACCAGCAGGGTCACAGGTTTGATATTTCTGCTGGTACTGCTCAGGCAGCACCAGCAGCCTGGCAGGATCAATCACAGAGGAATAGGCAGCCAGTTCCTGGTGCTCGACTATCACCAGGTAAGGAACACCCATTGCATCGAGGTGCCTCATGGTGAGGCGGCTGGCTGCTCTACGCTTGGAGCAAATGTAAACCGGAAATTGCGGGTTCATTCATTCCGCGGCGGATTGGAATTGCTGCTCGACATAACTTTCATCATCGACAGGTGGCACCCAAATGAATTTCGTCTTGTCGGTGAGCTGCTGGCCAACCTGCTGGCAGAATTGCTGCACAGCTTCAGCATCCTTGAAGTGAACAATCAGAGTGCGGAAGGCATTTTTGGCGTTCTGCTGAAACTCAGGCATGCCCACCCATTCAGCCAGCGGGTTGTTTTCCGGCAGGCCGAAGGCTTCAATCTCGTTCTCGGTGAAGCCAGTGAGCAGACCATCAAAGCCAAGCTGCTTGAGGTCGGCAAATTCCAACTGCAGCAATGACTGATCCCAGCTGGCATTTTCAGGCAGCTTGTTATCGGCAATCAGGTAGGAGCGCTTCTGTGCTTCTGACCAGCCGCGAGCAACGATAACCGGCACCTCAGCCAGCTCCATCCTCTCGGCAGCCATCACCCTCCCATGGCCAGCGATGATAACCCCACGCTCATCCACCAGCACCGGAGTGGTCCATCCCCATTCGCGGATGGATGCCATGATTTGCTCAATCTGCGCATCCGAATGCAGACGAGCATTGCGGGCTGACGGGACAAGCGACAGCGTTGCCATCCTTTCAACTTTGTCAGCAGGCCAAGGCTTCATGGCGATTTGACCCCTCCCAAAAACCCTAGGGCTCTAATGCAAACGCTGGGGGCGCTCGGTAGTCCAAGGCATCCTTTTAGATTTGCCATCCCCCCTGGCTGGCTAATGGATGGCACCCAGCTTGATGAAGCCTGGCGATGGCAGTCCGAACAGCAATGCAACGATCATGTACAGGGCAATGAGTGCCACGATGACCATGTACACACGCTGTATCTGTTGCGGAATGGCAAAGCCAAGCCACTCAGCAAACCACACGATGATCAATCCAATCAGAACAAGGATTGCGATGTAGATGGCGATATTGATAACGCCCAAGAGAACGCCTGACAGGCTCATGGCTCAACTCCTGTTTGCTGGATGGCGTGGATCAGTGGGCCAACCGCTTGCATCAATGTCAGTGGTGTAGCCGCGCAATTCCTCAAAGCGTTTGTGATGGTTGTGGCATGGCACACATAGGCTTTGCAGTTTGCCGAACCAGAAGGCGTGCTGATCACCTTTGTGCGGGATGATGTGGTCAGCAACCGTGGCAGGGATGACTTGACCACGCTGCAGGCATTTCACACATAGAGGATGGTCACGCAACTGTGCCTTGGACATGCGCCGCCAACGCATCTTGCCATACCAGGGGCAAGGCTCTTGCCCGTAAGCATAAGCAGCCATCAGTGCATTCCGTTTTTGGGAATATCGTGAATTGCGGGCGCGGCTCCGCCCTGAAAAATTCACGCGCGTAGAGTTCAGTGATTTGCAGTGTGTTGTCAATTGCCCTTGCGCTTGTGCTTGCGCATACGGATCAGCGGCGGCTTCGTAAACCACGGAAATGCCTGGCGGATTTCCACCAGCATGCTGGATGGCACAAGTCGATTTCTCGGGTCCACGACCAGGCTGCGGATGATCACCGCGCGCAATTCAGCCATCACGGCCCAATACGGCTGCACCGGCTGTTTCACCTTGAGCAGTGCCAGGCGATGTTCCTTGTAGGCCTGGTTGAAGGCGGCAAATGTGCCGTTGCGCTGCATGCCTTCCAGCGCCTTATCCAAATATCCGGCATAGGTTTGTGCGCGTTCCAGGGCGCGCGAATGTGGTGTCAGCACACAACCCTTGGCCGTTGCCATCATGGTGATGCGCACCGCGATTTCCTCCACCGGCACTAATTTGGCAGGGCCATCAAGCTGGTACTCATAGAGCAGGTCACCCAGCTGGGCGATTTCTGCCAGCTTGGCGTAGTTCATTCCCCAGGCTGCCCAATCAATCGCCGCAGTTGGCGAGATAATTTTTCGCAAGTGGCGCAGCGCCTTGTCCAGATCCCGCGCCACACCGATGTTGACCGGTTTGCCCTTGTCAGTGCAGATAAAGATTGCAACCGCACCGATGGCCGAGAGATAGGTTTTCGCGGCAGTGCTGACATTCTCAACCATCACCAGCGGCTGCTGCCAATTTCGTCATGATGTCCTTCGCCTGCTTGGCCTTTGCACCAGCAGTCTCGGGTGTGTCGGGTTCCGGTTGTTTGTCATGAAACAGTTTCAGATCATCACCAAGAAATTGCTCGATGCGCTCGACGCGCTGCCTCAAACCCAAAGCAATCATGTTTAAGGCTATAATTTCACCTTGCCGCACCGGCTTACGCTTTGCTGGTTTCTTTTTCGCTTTCCGCTTTGCCATCATTCCCTCCGTTTTTGGCATAGATCAAAACACCATGATGCGCCGGCCGATGAGCTGGTCAGCGATGCTGTCGCAGAATTGCCAGTTCATCTGCTGCCATTGCTCGGGATCACCACCGTAATTCTTCTGCTTGATTTCCCTGGTCAGGTCGCCATCGAAGGATGCCACCCGCGCACAGACGTTGACGATGAGGACATGACGCGGCTCGGCTAGGTAATCCATCGGCCAATCAATGGCGGTTTCCATGCGAGATATTTCCTGAGCTGATGGCAGAACGCGGGTGCGGTTGGCCTCGCGCTGCAATTCCTCGAGGTCGCCGCCACCCAGCATGGCCAGCAAGTCAGTCCATTCCACCCGGTAAGGCGGCCACCAGCGGCCGAATGCGCGCGGGTATGGTGATCGCCAGGGCATTTTGGACAGGATGCGCCAGGCATCCGCCAGCCTGAGCTGCACATGCGGACCTGTCCAATGCTGTGGGACAAATTCGGGCGCGGCAACATCATCCAAGGGGTGCCAATCATCCACGACTTCGCAGCCAGTAAACAGGCGGGCCATCATCCAACCTCGATGTGTCGCCAAGTAGTGCGCTCGATCACTCGCCTGATCGTTGTCGTACCAACTTGATATTTTCTGGCAAATGAAAGTAGCTCGCCGCGCTTGCCGGTCCAGGCCGCACGAATTTTTTTGATCTTATCTTCGTCTAATCTAGCTGTTTTGACCTCAGCACCACGCAACACTGTGCCGTGCTTAATTCTGTCGGCATGATTTTCTAATGCTGTCGCCCACCTGAGATTTCGATAATCATTATTCAACCTGTCACCATCGCTGTGGGCTGCATGATGTTCCGGTGATGGTGCTTGTCCTAAAAATGTTTCTGCAACCAATCTATTGGCACGAATGCCACGCTTTTTTCTGTTCTTGTCTATGAGGTGAAATTGCCTGTAGCCAGATTTTAAAATCCGACCTGTGTGCATGACACCAGCCTTGTACCGGGTGCTGTCCTGGATGCGTCGGACCTGCCCATTTTCTGAAATCTCATAGGCAGGAAAATCAGGATGGGTCAGCCAGTTCATTTTGCTTTTTTCTCCCGCAGTTTTTGATCAAGTGCAGAGCGGCCAGAAATCGGATCACCCAGCAGCTCAGCTGTGACCGATCGCGGCTGCAGTCTCAGCTCCAATGCCAGCTCAGCTTCACGCAGCACCTCTGGTGGCGGATGCCGGTGCACATAGCGAACCTGGTGATGCACCGCGCTATTCACTGTCGGCCTCTTGTAGTCAGCCCGTTGCCGTGGACGCTGCCTGGCCATGCGATGCTCACGAAACCCCGGCTCGACCGCGCAATGGATGTGCCATTCGGAAACATCCAGGCGAATGGCGATGCCGCGCCAGGACAGATGATTGCGGCGCAGCAGTTTGGCCTGCTCGATCAGATTGGGTGTCACTGGTTTCATGGTGTGGTGTCTCCATGAGTTATCCCCGCTTTCCTTGGTTGCCCCTTCGAGAGTTGGCACGATGTTTGCGCTTAGCTTTCTTTGTAGATTGTAGAGTCTGTGGGTCGCGGTAAGGTTTGGTTTGTTTCCTTTCAATGACTTGGCCAAAATGTTTGGCGTTGTTTCACCCAAACTTTCCCCAAACTTTGGCCATTCCTATTTCACTACCGTCAGCCTTTTGCGCGCACGTTCCGCAGCCTTGGCATGCGCGTAGCGGATTTCCCGATCCGCGCGTTCATTGCGGATGTTGCCAGCCAGCACATAGATTTTTTTGAGCTTGAGCAGCCGTGCGCGGATGCGCTTCCAGCCGCGAGCATTGGTGCCAAGCCATTTGCAAACTGAGGCAGGCTCATCAAGCAGTGAGCCATCGTGCATATAGATCAGGTCGAGAATGGTGTTATAGGCACCGCGTTCTTCGAGCGTCATGCCTTGCATGCCGACCAGGGCCGCATGGTGATCGCGCGCATACCATTTCATCGTGCCCATCAACACAACACCCTGGCTGCCTTGATGCCTTCCGGCGTGATGGTCCAGACAATGCGGTTACTGCCGCGCTGGGCGATGCGCCGGCCGCTGTCCGCGATGTAGCCCATGCGCTGCAGCTCAGAGCGCCTGGTGCGGTAGGTTGAACCGTGGTCACTGCAGAGGCCCTGCAGGTCCAGGTCGGTCATTGCCGTGAACTGCAGGAAATGCCGCAGCACGATCCTGCGCCGCTCCGTCATCCTGGGTGCAGCTTGCTCAGCAGCCTTGCGTGAGGTGTCGGGGTCAGTTCGGCGCGCCCTGGTGCGCGGCGGGAACATATCGAGCTGCTGGGTCATGGATTGACCCCGCGAGGGATGTAGTCCGTCAGTGGCCGATAGGCTGATAGGGCGTGATGCGTCAGTTGGTGGTGATACTGGCAGTACGATGAGCCATCCTGCTTGGCCTGGCCGCAGAAGGAAAACGGCGCAACCTCACCATGCGGATACCGGCAGCTGGATGCCTGCAGCTCAATCAGGGACAGGCCCAGGAAATTCGGCGGCAGCGGTGCTGGCTCATCCACAATCGGCATCACAGGCGGCAAGGTTTTCAATGGCCGGTAGGTCAGCGGCAGTGGCTTGCGCGGCTTGGCCTGCCTGACCTTGCGGTGTGTGGTCAGGCCGAGACGATGAGCCTTGCCCAGGACTGCACCGCGTGAAATGCCGAGATGCCCTGCCATTTGCGAAGCCGATAGTTTGTTTTCATTCCACAGGGCCAGGAAGCTTTGCAGCAGGTCACAGGGCCAGCGTTTGTTCCGTGATGTTCGGGGCGGGCCTCGCCCAGCTGCAGGGGTGCTGGTTGGTGGCAGCATTGCCATGAGCGCGGACCCGCCCTTTCGCTGGTGAACAAACAAACGCAACGCAGACGCAACTCACACCGACGAGCGCGCCCCCTCACGCGCTGCATCTTTCGAACGCGATACTTGCTTTCGCTTGCGTGGCTTGGAGCGCGGGCCAATCCGCAGGCCCATGCGCTTGAGCTGGCGCATGCGCTTTGGTCCAACCTGGCCCCACAATTCGCGCGGGGCTTCCTTGCCGATGGCGATCAGAGCTGCTGACAGCACGGCATGCGTATTGCTCGGGAAAGCCTTGAACCTGCGCCAGTTGGAAACAGTCTGCCTTGAGGCAGCACCAGTGAGCGCCTGGACGGCTTGGTTGCCGCCCAGGGCATCAATCACTGCTGTGGTGGTTGTGAGGGTGCGACCGGTCATGCGGCCGCGATAATAGTCAAAAACATTTGGACGATCAATAGTCCAAAGTCCTTGGAGACTTGTGTAAAAATAAGTTTACCAGTAAAGGCAAAATGCTAGTCTGCTCAACATGAAGAAGACTTGGTATGCCGTCATGAACCCAGGGCGCAGGGCTGCTGACCCCACTGCAGAGCGCTTGAAGCGCCTGCGCCTTGCCCTGGGGTTTCCCCAGGCAGCAGCATTTGCCAGGTTTCTCGGGCTTTCCAAGGCGCGCTGGAACAATTACGAACGCGGGTATCCGTTACCGCGCGAGATCATCTTTTTACTGTGTGAGAAGGTGCACGGCCTGACGAGCGATTGGCTTTATTTCGGCTACCATACGCACCTGCCTTTGGATTTGGCGAAGAAATTGGGCGAACTGGATGGGCCGACCCCGAACGGCCCCGCTTCGAAAGCCGTGAAGAGGCGGAAGCGCCGCCTGTGACTTGTGGGGACAACTCTCCACCAAACCACCAGCGCGTCAGGTAAGCCAAATGCTCAACACCAGGCTGCAGTTCTTTTGCCAATGGTGTTTTGGTAGTTTGGACAAGGGCCAGCAGGCCAGGCGCTGCTGCCTCAAGTTCATTCAAAATTTCAAAAATCGCCTGCATTTCCGCAGAGTTAAACGGCATGCATCCTCTCTTTCAGAGAGGCTTTGTTAGTGAATACGCTCCCCAGCGTTTCCGTCCCGTTGGCGTTGGTAAAATTCTGACACAATTTTTATAGCCTGCAAGCTAAAAGTGGAGGACAAGAATTTTGGCCTCTCCGCCTTGCTAGTCAAAACTTCTTGGACTTATAATCGGCTGCCATTCGGGAGTGCAGCCGATGCCGACAGTGGCCAGCAACATCACCAGCCTGGATGCCCGCAGAAGGCCAGCGGTGCGCGTTGAGCGTAAGGCCAGTGCATCCAGACCCAACTGCACCGAATATCGACTCTACGGCAGCCGTAGCCAGGATGTGCAGGATTATATCAGCAGCCTAGTGGCCGAACTTGAGCAGCACGGAGCCAATTTTGGCAGCAGCTGGCGCGGCCCGCACTCCATCGGACATGGCTGCTACGCGGCCTTCGGTGAGATTGTCCTGATCCAGCCGGAACCCCTGTGAGGTCATCATGCCTGCCACTGTTTTAAAATTAAAACCGCGCACCTCAACTGCTGGCTTGCGCTGCTCGGAGTGCGGAGCTGCCACCAAGGCGACTTGCAATTGCGGCGCAATTTATATTTCGGCCGGCGAATACGCAGCCAAGGCGGTTGCTGCCAGCCCTAAGAAATCCAACCGCGCTGTTGCCGACGATCTAGGTGTTAGCAGGGAAACTGTACGGCGCGCCCGCAAGACAGCTGGCACAAATGTGCCACCTACTCGCACTGGTAAGGATGGCAAAGACTACCCGGCCAAGCGGCCGCGCAAAAAGCTGACGCTGCAGGCGAAGGTCAACAAGATGGCCGCGCCACCCGTCAAGCTGTCGCAAGGCTACATCAGTGAGCTGGAGGAATGGCTGGCGACCAGGCCGCTGCTGGATGAGGGCGCAGTCGTCACCCTACTCAATGCCCTGCACCTTTGCGCCGAGAATTGCCAGCGCCTCGCCCAGCAAATCGAAGTGCAATATCCCAAGGAGAAAAAACCATGACGAAGCAGCTCGAATATCAGCTGAAGGATGGCACCACTGTGCCTCTCTTCGAAGCCGACTACGACACCGCTTTCAAAGTGTTCAAGTCCGACCGCAAAAAATCCGTCATTGCGGATCCGCTCAATTGCATCGAAGCCAAAGGCCTCTGCCGTCTGCCCAATGTCATCGAGGCTTATATCGGTTCCGGCAAGGATGCCTATGTCGTTTACAAAAGCACACCGAGCCGCGAATTTCCGCATGCGGTGCATTTCACCATTCCGGCTTCATCAGCCAAGGTGCGTGATGCCTTTGAGACAAAGCGCGATCTGAAATCACAGACGCTCATGCTCAAAGTGCCGAGCAAGGGCCGCACCCTGAAACACCGCCGCACACTCAACAAGGCGCGGCATGCTGCCATCAAGAATGGGGCACCGATCAAGAAACGCAGCAAGGCAGCCCGGCAGCGCGTCCATCGCCTGGGTGTTGATCATCGGCCGCGCGCAAAGGTCAAAGCTGGTGTTGTCACGCTGTCAGAGGCCACGACATGATCCCGGCGAAAAAGGCTGATGACAGCATCCCGGCCATCAATGCCGCTCTGTTCAAGGGTGATCTGTCGAAACTGACTGAACAACAAAAGCTGGAATACCACGATGCAGTTTGCAAGATGGTCGGCTTAAATCCGCTCACCAAGCCGTTCGATTATTTGTATCTCAACGGAAAGCTGGTGCTCTATCCGAACAAATCCTGTGCCGAGCAGCTGCGCAAAATCCACGGCATTTCGCTTGAAATTATCAGCCAGGATTTGAGTGCCGATGGCCTCTACACCGTCCATGCCAGGGCAAAAGATGACACAGGCCGCACGGATGAGGATGTCGGTGTCGTCACTCTTGGTCAGCTGCGCGGTGGTGAAGCCGTTGCTAATTTAATTCTTAAAGCTGTGACCAAGGCCAAGCGCAGGGTCACGCTTTCAATTTGCGGATTGGGGTTTCTCGACAGCGAAGGTGATGATGCACCGCGCACTGCTGAGAGACGGCAACCCACCAGGCTTTATCCGGCTGACGATAAACCTCCCGAAGAAAAGCCTGATGAGCAGGTCACACCACTCACGGCAGCTGATGTTCCGGCGCATGCCTTTGCTGTGCCCAAACTGGCTGATGGCAGTGATGATTGGCACACCTGGGCCATCGAGCTGCTGACCATGATCCGCGCCAACGGTGAGCGCGGCCCCTGGCTGCAGGCTAACCGAACCACGCTTGAGGCCATGCGGAAGGCTGAGCCGACCGAACATAAAAAGCTGCTAGATGCCATCCATCAATCCGATGAGGTTCAAGACTGATGCGCCTCGACCCCGCTGCCGTCCGCGCACAAATTGAAAGCCTGCTGGTCAGTTTTCCTGAGCTGCAAGATGATGAAATTTTGCGCGCCGACATGTTGGAAGGGAGCACGGACCTGGTTGAGTTTTTGCGCAGGCTGGAAACAGCCCGGCAGCAGGCCACTGCCACGGCGGCCGCGATCGACACCTTGATTGACAACTGGCGGCAGCGTCAGTCGCGCTTTGATCGGCGCGACCAGGCCATTCGCGACCTGATGATGAAGCTGCTGCAGACAGCACACCTCAAGCGGATGGAGTTGCCCGAGGCAACGCTTTCAGTCCGCCTCGGTGTGCCCAAGGTGATCATCACTGATGAGGCTGCAGTCCCTGACGAACTCTGCCGCTTCAAGCGCGAACCAAATAAAACAAAAATCAAAGATGAGCTGAGCCAGTTCAAGCCGGTGCCAGGTGCAACACTGTCAAACGCCGAGGATGGCCTGACAATCCGGGTCAAGTGAAAACGGAAATTCGCCAATGATGTTCATTGATGCATTCCCTTCGGGCACCCCTCAAAACTCACCAGTGACCTTCCTATTGAGTCGGCCATGAAGGAAATCGAGCGCATCGTCATCATGGTCACTGAGGCCATCGCCAAGACAGCTGAGGTGTGTGCAGCCGGTCTGGATGCCAAGGGCAGCACAGTATCCGGTGCCCAGGCCTTGCGGGATTTCGCCAGCTCCATCCGCGAAGTCAATGAGGACCGACAACAGGCCGACGAGACGGTGCATTGATGATCAAGCAGCCCATGGCACTGGCGATCCTGGCTGTGTTCGCGGCCGTCGCCATTCTCATCATTGCAATCATTGCTGCGCACGGTGCCTCATGCTGACCCAGGACCGATTGAAACAACTGGTTACATATGATCCACACACAGGGATTTTTCGCGCGCAAATAAAACGCTCCACTTGCAAAGATATTTTGGGATGCAAGGCCGTTAGACGCAAAAGAACATACTTAAGAATTGTCATCGACAGGAAGCACTACTACGCACACCAGCTTGCATGGTTTTATATCTATGGCGAATGGCCACCGCTGCTTGATCACATCAACGGAAACGGATGCGATAACCGCATCACAAATTTACGCAAGGCATCACATTCCGAGAATCACGCCAACACCAGCTTGCGGTGCGATAACGTGACAGGGTTTAAGGGCGTGGCCCACGCAAAGGGCGGACACTTCCGCGCCTACATCACCAAAAACCAAAAACGGATTGAGTTAGGAACCTTCAAAACACCGGAGGAAGCACATGCGGCTTACATCGCTGTGGCTCGCGGTCTTTTTGGTGAGTTTGCTAATAGCGGCTCAAGCAAGTGAACAATGCCACACCTATGCAGAGGCACGCGCGCATTGGCCAAACGATCATCTGTGGTGGAGGACCGTGAAACACTGTTGGACCAACGAAAGACATGCTGGCCGCGTCACGCGCGAGCGCAAAACCAACCGCGCACCAAGCCGTGAGCCTGACGGCAACCTTACCAACGTGCATTGGTATGCGCGCGGCTTCGACGGCGGTGCTGCACTTGAGCCGTCAGTGATTGTCAGCGTCATCGACTACCGCTGGCCTGGCAGCAACGTCCTTTTTGATAATGATCAAATCATGGAGGCGAGCCGATGACTGAAGCTGAAACATTCGAGGTGCCCGAGGTTGCTAAAATCCCGTTGCCGGAAAAGCCTGAGCCTGAGCCGAAGCCGGTTGATGAAAAGCGCGAGGCGATGATCAAGGCTGCTGTGCTGTACGATCAATTTGAGCAGCAGCGCCAGCAGCTCGAGGTGATGCTGACGGAAGCCACTCTCGGCATCGAGGCGCGCAATCGCGCTATTGAGAATTTAAAGCTGGAGCTGGCTGAGGCGCGCAACAATCTTTGCACCTTGCAATCAACATGCGAGGCATTGCGCCAGGAGGTCTCCGACTGTCGCGCGCTCTTTTCAAGCCTGCGCGCGCAGCTCGATCATTTCGAGATCCCGCTGCCGGTGCGGCGCAAGGTCAAGAACGGAAAGCAGATCGCGGCATGACGCTGATGCGCCCGAAATGACAGTTATACGCAAACCGCAATCTGAGTATAGACCGCATACCGCCGCTATAGGGACGACATGAGCATAGAACAATCTATAGCCGTTGCACTGACAGAGTACGCGAAATGGCTCGACGAGCACAAAGAGCGGTTGCGCGATATGCCCGAAGGCGAACGCATTGATTTGTTCTTTGAGGAAGTCGTGATGAAAGCCGTTGTTGGCCCTACAGGGGACGGGAGATAGATATGGCACCGAGAACATCGAAGATCAAAGACGTGAAACCTACGAAGGCTTGGGCGGCGATCAGCGATGACGTTCCGCCTGAGATTTGGGGAGTCCATTGGTACAAAAGCGAATTGCAATCAAACCTGCGGAAAATCCGCGTGATGATCACGCCAATAAAACCCAAGCGCCGCGCTGATGGCTAGAAAGAAAACATGACCGAGTTTTCGCTGCGCGAACAGATCGAGGAAATCGAGCGCGAGCTGGCACTGCGGGCGCGGGTTTATCCTGGCCAGGTGCACATGGGTAAAATGCGCCGGTCGGTTGCTGACTATCACATGAACCGGATGCGAGCCGTGATGGTCACGCTCAAGCAGCTGCAGACCCAGCGCGAGCGGAAAAAAGAGAGGGCAGCCGATGTTGGAGATTGATGACATGACACGCCGCCGACTGCGCAAGGCACCGCGCAAGATGGAAATGGAACGGGTGAGACTATTCGACAAGCCACCAGGAGTGCGCCGCCTGGTCGAAGTCAAAGAGGCTTGCCGCTACGGTCATATGAGCCCGGCCACGCTCTATCGCAAAGTGAAGGCTGGGCGCATCAAGGCTTACAAGGATGGCCGACGCACCCTGATTGATTTGAATACAATGGATGCCGACCACAATTCACTGCCCGAAATTAGACTGCAGCGATGATGGATATTGTTGAACGCCTCATCGTCTATCGAGACAGGCCAGGCCGGTCCCGCGAAGGCCGCGAGCTGCTGGCTGAGGCTGCTAATGAAATTGGTTTTTTGCGGCGGGAAAATGAGCGCCTGATATTGCGCTTGAATATTGAAAAAACATTAAGGCCTGCTGAGCCACCAGAAGGCTACGACGAAACTTAAAATCCCCAGGACATGAAAAACGTCGATTTGCAATTGCTCAATCAATTGGAAAAGGCGGCTTACGCTTGCCGTTATACCAGACTTGGTACGGTGCGGCTTCGGCTTCCTCGATGACGTAGGCTGCAAAATCCGTGAGGCCCAGGCGATGCATGGCGCGCAGCCGGTGGTGGCCGTCAATCATCCAGGCTGCACCATCTTCAATGACCAGGACGAGCGGCTGGCTGAACACATCCGGTGTCCGCATGAAGCGTTGCACCTTGGCCTCATCCACTTCGACGGCGGCATTGGCTGCATAGGCCTCGGCCACATCCAGCACATAGAGGTCGTGCTTTTCGGCTGCACAGTCACGCAGGGCGCGCGACACATTCCAGCAGGCAGTGTCGTTGCAGAAAATGAGTTCGTCGGCCAACGGGTCGATGTTTGTCACGACCAGGGTTTTATCCATCCCTATTCCTTTTTGGGTGGTGGCACAAAGGCCCGCCTTCGTCGGTGCGTCCCATCGACCAGCTTTTCAATGCGCGCAACATCCTCCCAGGGCACGACAGCGGGTTGAGCAGGCACGTCTGTCGGCACTTCATCAACATAATATTGCAGGCTTTGTTTCCAGCCGCTGAATTGACCCCAATATTGTTTTGCCAATGTTGCAGCCTGCTCTGGATCATTGGCCCACACATAGGTGTCAGAACTATCAACACCCGCGCGCGCAGCATCGAGCGCGACGTAATAGAGTTTCATTTGATACATCCCAGCGAGTGTCGTTTTATCCATCCCAGCGAACCTCTTCCTCATCAGCTGGCTCATAGGCACCCGGCAAGATCACAATGGGTGGCAGGCCATTTTTAATGCGCTTTGGATTGACCAGGGTGACGCAGGCTAGGCAAATCGGCCGGCGCTCACCCTCAATTGGAATGCTTGGCACCTTGTTCGGATGATAGCTGAATATTTTGCCGCAACCGAAGCATGAGCTGGTGACAAGGACGTAGGCCATTTTATTTTCTCAAGGCAGTGAGACAAAGATCGCGAAAGCGAAACATATTCACCCGCCCGCCTTTTTCATTTTTGAAACCGGCAGCCCATTCCTTGATGCCTGCCACATCCTTTTTTCTGGCCAGGGCATGCAGGTCTTTAATGTGTGGAGCATAGCTGCGGAATGTCGGCATCGGTGGCAGCTTGCCTGCTGCAGCTAATTTCTTGGCCGCATCCCAATCATAGGAACCGTTGACCTTTTTGGCAGTCTTTTTGGTCGGTTTCGTCATAGCCTGGTGTCATCCTTTTTGCGTGGTTGAGCTGCCTTCCTGCAGCGTCCCCCGTTAAAAGTAAAATATATTTTGACCCCTCTTGTAATGGTACAGGGCGAGGACCATGGACTTTGGCCAATCTGAGAAAACGAAAGCACGACAATGCGTTAAGTCAATTTGTCTGCTTTACCCCCAGTGGCGGACACACTCTCTCTGACTGCATCCTATTAACTCCCACTCGCCGCACCGCTTCTCTCCCAGCGGCTCACGCTCTATGCCTGTCCCTGGTTGTGTCTGCTTGTCTCAAGCACCGCAGCTCAGATTGTCACCCAATGGTACATCCTAAAAAACAAAGGAAAAGAAATGTTGACCGATCCGGAAATCAAGAAGGCCATCACCGCAGGCTATTTCATCGTGACCGATGATGCAGGCAATGAAGCCCAGGTTTCACAAAAGCATGACAGTGACAACCTGGCCCTGGAAATCACCGAGGGAAAGACAGGCTGCTGGCGCTTCCGCTTCACCAGCCCGGTGACAGGCCAGCGCACCCGCATGTCGCTCGGCATCTATCCCAAGACCGGCCTGGGCCTGGCGCGCGAAAAATCAATGGCAGCTCACCAGCAGGTTGCTGCTGGGAAAGACCCCATTCTTGAGCGCAAAAAAGAAAAGTCAGCCATCCGCGCCAAGCGCACTTTCGAGTCCGTCATCATGGAATGGTTTGCAGCCTTCCGCGAAGGCGATACCAACCGCACACAAAAAACCAGGGACATGGATGCCACCAAGCGCGACCAGCTCATTGACCTGTTCGGCACCAAGCTGATTGCCGACATCAGCATTGGGGATGTGCAACAGGCACTGCTCAAGATTGCCAATGGTGATGGCCACAATGCCAAGGCGCGCCAGCTGCGCGGCATGCTCAGGGAGGTTTTTGAGTATGCCGTTCCCAATAAATACTGCAGTGACAACCCGGCCGAGATTAAGTGCTTCAAGCTGCCGCCCAGGAAGCCTGAGCCACTGCCTGCTATCATTTCATCCAGCCAGGTTGGCAAACTGATGCGCGACATTCGTGGCTACGATGGCCGCATGCTGGTGCAGGCTGCACTTGAGGTGCTGGCGCGCACCTTCCAGCGGCCTGCCAATGTGGCAGCCATGGAGTGGAGTGAAATTGATGGCAGCACCTGGAGCATCCCGCGCCACAAGATGAAGATGGCCCGCATGATGAAGCCGGGCACCTTCCACCGAGTGCCACTGTCTGCCCAGGTGCTGGCCATCCTTGAGCTGGTCAGGCCGTTCACTGGTGCTGGCCAGTATGTGTTCACCACTGCCAACAAGCCGATGACACCCAAGACGCTCAACCGTGCCCTGCAGCAGCTTGGCTACGGCGGTGAGCTGCACTGTGCCCATGGCTTCAGGTCAACAGCATCCACCTTGCTCAATGGTGAATACCGCTGGCCGTCTGACCTGATTGAAATGCAGCTGGCGCATGGCGATGAGGATGTGGTTCGCAAAACCTATAACCGCATGGCTGCTGCTGATGCCATCATGTCAGGCAAGGAAATCCAGGACGGCCTGGATCGCCAATGGGAAATCCGCGTCAAGATGATGGCCCACTGGTCGACCAGGCTGGATGAGCTGCGCGACAAGGACACCACCAGCAATGTGGTCCAGCTCAGGCAGGTGGCGTGATGAAAATATTATTCGGCCTGTGGGGTTTCCTCGGCTTCTTCGTTTGTGGCTTTGCAACCCTGGCCTATTCAACACCGCTCACCGTGGTGCCCTGCATCCTGCTGCTGTGGATCGGCGGCATGGTCATGCTGGCTTCGGCCTTCCTGATTGACAAAATGCAGTAGCAGCCCAGCACCCGCAGCAATAAAAAAAGGCCCGCCCAGGTTTCCCTGGGCGGGCCAAGTTGTTTTCACCCATGTACGAAATTGCCCGCTCATCAGGCGCGGGCCACCTATCGTCCTGGCCGGAGGTGCAAGATCAGGACAATTCCATTTCAGACGGCCAGGTTGGCTTGCACACCTCCCAGCACACCAGCGATGGCTTCGCAGATAGCGTCGAACTGATCCTCATAGACAGCGGCATCGGCCGAACTGTCAACGAAGCACACCTCAATCAAAATGGCTGGGCCGGTCGTCTGATTGAGGAAGAATAAATCGGTGCGCTTTTTTGCGCCGCGGTTGATGAAGCCGCAGGCCGCAAGGGCTGCTGACACATGGCCAGCCAATGCGCTCTGCGTCACATAAAGACATTCGCTGCCCATCGGGCTGGTGGTTTCAATGTAGGCGTTGAAATGCACCGACACATCCAGCTCGCGCGTCTGTGAATTATGATAGTCCACGATGGTGTTGAGGTTTTCATTCTGACTGTGGCTGGTGTCGTCGTGGAATGTTTTAACCGCAACACCTCGATCGCGCAGATTATCGGCCAGGCGCTCCACCACCTTGCGCGCCTCATCCACCTCATCAAGGATGCCGGATGCGCCGCGCGCATAGAGACCGTGACCGGATGAAATGACGATGCGGTTATAACCAGCCGAGGCGACAGCACCGCGCGAGGTGAAGGGAAATTCGACCACCACCTCATCATCGGTGGTGATGCCCAGGACTTCCATGGCACCAGGGGAAATATCCGCCACGCGATTGGTGTCAACATGCGGCCCCCAATCGGCCGGATATAACTTGAGCGAACGCCCTGTTTTGGGCGCATGCACCAGGGCCATTTCCTCAAGCAGCATGTAGGCAGGCGTCTCGTCATAGTCCCAGCGACAGGCAATGTAGTAGGTCTGCGGGTTGAGCCTGCGCGCCAGGCCTGTGGTGCCTTCCGGCTGGTAGCTCAGGAACAGGTGCGGTGCCTGGTCAACGGCACTGATGAAAGCCAGGCCTTCATCCGGTGCCACGCCCTCATCGTTTGGCCCGCCGAAATGCGACACCTTGCCTTTCAGGCTGAGCATCATTTGCGGTCCTTCCTTAGCAAGCTGCTGGCGTCCATTTCAGCGCGTCGGCTCGCGCGCGCTGGTAGGCAACAATTGAACTCTGCAGGCCTGCAGATGCGCGCCCCGGTTGGTCGCGAGCGTCTTTGAGCCAACCGGTGAACAGATGCTTGATGTTATCCCTGAATGCATCATCAACCGCCGCAAGCACCTGCGCGCGAATGTGGACGCGGTCTTCGTCGGTGACACAGACAGGCTTCGCCGGTTGAGCATCACTTTGCGAATAGATCATGCTACCGACTGCCAGCATCATCACAACAGCAAAGCCGACCACATAAAACCATGGCTTGGCGCTGGTCATCATTTCCGTTTGCGCTTTGGTCCTGGCGCGGCTTGCTGCGTTGTCTTGGCAATGAAGTCACCAAGCGTCAGCGGTGGCTGCCCCTCTAATGCGCGCAAGCGGTTTTCGTGATCATAAAGCAATACGCCCTCGGGCTGCGGCTCCGGTGCTACTGGCTCGGGCGGCACATACGGATCAGGCACACCGCCGTCGACAAGCCATTGCTCGTATGCGTCGCGGTCGCGATTGGCCGGATCGTTCGGAATATACGCGCCGTCGACGGTGCGGATCACAACGTCGCTGTCGGTGAGTTGATAGTCGGCCATTACAGCCTCGCGTCCAGCGAAAAGGTACGCTGCATACAATAACAGTCCCCGGCGGCAGCACTGGTGAGTTGCACCCGCAATTCTCTGCCAGACAAGGCATTCAGCGTGAAGGCGGAAGCGTTGCCGGATATTCCCGGCGCAAGTTGTGCTATCGTGGGAAGGCCGCGCATTTCCACCGAAAGCATGTGGACGTAGATCATCCATACCGATCCGGTTGTCGCGGACCATCGCGCTTCGGGATAGACCAATTGCCAGTACCGTTGACACCAAACCAACTCTTGCGGGTAAGGCCGAATGATGAACGGCGAGCGCGCCGCGCTCGGCCCTTCGTTGCCGGGATGCACGGTCACACCGGTAATGCGGAATATGTCTGACGTTGCGGCGACGGCATTGATTTGCCCCGGTGCGGCTTGATAGTTTCCCGCCAGCCAGGCGTTTGCCGATGGTGCAGTAAAGGTTGCGCCACACCCCATCGAGAACGTCAGCAATATTCCAGCCGAATTATCAACCGCCCATGTCCCCGTCGTGTCACCGGGAATAGTGACCGTGTTGTATTGAGGAACGTCTGCAACGCTATGCGTATAGGTGAACGTATAAGAGCGGTTTGGCGTACCACTGACGCTGTTGCGAATCGAACCGCTGTAAAGTCCCGGTCGATGATGCGACGACCAAAAACCAATGGTGAGCGGTTGCGCGTTGGCGGTGCCCCATGCGAGTCGAGCAATGCGAAATCCTTCAATCGGTTGATAAATAAACAGGTAATCACCAGCACCAAGCGCCGCTTGAGCGGTAGAAACGGCAACAATTAGCACATAAGGAAACCCGAGAGCGACAAACGGGCCGCCAACGGACGCGGCTTGTGAGCTACTAACTCCCATTGTGCCGACAAACCCATGCTTCCAGCCGTCGCAGATATAAAACCCGGTTGAACTTATCGCGGCTGTTCCGCGTTCCTGGCTGACCTCCATGCCGCCGTTAATCTGCAAGCCGTTGTAGGCCATCGCGTCGAACGGCGCGGCGAAAATGTTTTGCCGCGCCTGTTGCTGTTGCGCGGCGGTTAATGCTTGCGCGGTGTCATAGCGGACGACCGTATTGGCCGCCGCGCGCGACGTATCGCTCGGATGAATGTGGTCCTGGCGCGCAAATAACAGCGACGTGCCGACCGCCGCCGTGCTGTCCATGAGCGGCGGCGCGGTGCCAGGTGCACCGGCACCATCTGCCCCAGCTGGCCCTTGCGGGCCTGTCGCGCCGGTATCGCCTTTCGATCCTTGTGATCCTGTCGCGCCAGCTGGGCCTGTCGGCCCTGCCGGGCCGGTTGGTCCCGGCACTGTGCTGTCAGCGCCTGTCGGCCCTGTCGGCCCTGCAGCTCCTACTGGTCCCTGTATCCCTTGCGGGCCTGTCGGCCCTGCCGCACCGGTCGGGCCAGGATCGCCTTTCGGGCCTTGCGGACCATTTGCGCCGTTCGGTCCTGCCGGTCCCATTGGTCCCGGTAAACCGGGTGGGCCTTGCGGTCCCTGTGGTCCTCCTGGTGTGCCGGGCGGCCCTGGCGGTCCCTGCTCACCTGTTGCTATTGTCTCAACATCGTCGGGATACAACACCACGACTGCACCACCGGCAGGATCAATGGCAACGTCGCGGTCTGTTGCAGAGCTAACATCGCTCATCGTGTCGGACCTGCATTGTTGGTCAGCGTGCCGCTCCAGATTTTTGTTTTGAGGCCGCCCTGGGTCATGATGTTGGAATGATCAAAGCTGCCGAGGCCAAGGCGCTCCAGCTCATCCTGGCGAATCAAAACTGTGAACAGGCCGAGTGCAGGATTGATCAGCACAATCTCACCAGTATCGGTGGCGAGGCGCAGCAGGGCCTCAACATCAGCCGCATGCCTGCGCAGCATCATTTCCAGGGATGCTCCAGTCATGTTGATCGGTGCACCTGATGTGTCCATCAGGTATTGAAACTTGCGATAAAAATCCGCGTCGTTCGTTACGGTGATGTTGACGATGGCCGCCATGTGCACTTGCCCTTCACGCGAAAGCCGCGTCAACCTGTTCGCACGTGGTGATGGCCCCTGCCGTAATCTGCGCTTGCACATCAGCCGCGATCACAAAGCAATTATTGATATGCGCCTGCAGCTCATCACTCATGGCAATCACCTGTGCGGAAGTCAGATCATAAAACATGCCATCGGCGGCATACCACTTGGTCGCCAACGCCGCGATCCGTGCACCGTTGATCTTTGCTTGCGCGCGGTCATCAGTGATGATCGGCATGCCTGATGCAAGTGTCAGGCCTCCT